CAACAGGATGAAAACAATGAAGATACCCAAGGGGATGAACGAAACTGAGGTTGTTGATACAATCTTAAAGATATCTAAAAAACTTGCACACAAATATACGTTTGCTTCTTATGAAGTTGAAGATATAGAACAAGAGGCGTTTTTGATTGGTATTGCGGGCCTTGAGAAATATGACCAAGGGCGGCCTTTGGATAATTTTATGTATGTGCATATTAACAATAGGTTAAAAACGTTCAAAAGAGATAATTACTATAGGCTAGAGCATGGGGCGGCTGAAAAAATACAAAAGTCCAAAAAAGATATCCTAGAGCCTCTTGATATACAGGAATTGTATCATATTGCAACAGGTGACACGATAAGTGAAGATGCGGAACTTTCTGAAATACTTCAAAAAATAGATGACCATCTTCCATCTAATATGAGGGGCGACTATCTAAAGCTCAAAAATAATGCTTCACTACCTAAAAGTAGAAAGGCTAAAGTTGTGGCTTTTATACAAGAGATTATAGAAGAGGGCGAATACGATGAGTGAATTTAAAAGGGGCAGGTTCTCATTTGACGAAATGGCCTTTATCGAGCAAAATTGCGAGGTTCTTTCTCCTGAAGCCATCGCAAAAGAATTAAATCGCGACCCCGGCTCTATTCAGACTTGGATCAAAAAGAAAGTCGGCTTTTCTGCAAAGCAAAAGAAAGAGGCGGCTGTCGCTAACGAATTAAAAGAGAAGCCCTACTTCAAAGAGCTATCAAATCAATTCACGCCAGAAGAGTTGGAGATGTTTCAGTTCCACTTCAAGAAAATGTGGAGCCAGTTCAAAGACGATGTGTTTCATACAGAAGAAATGCAAATCATTGACACAATCAAGCTTGAGCTATTGATGAACAGGATTCTAAAGGCACAACACGAAAACCAACAGAGTATTATCGCTAACGAAAGAATTGTACAGAACGAAAAGGCGCGAGACAAAGATCAGCGCGATGTTGATCTAATTATGAATATAGAGCGCCAGATTGCGATCCTACGGGCTTCACAGGAAACCCTTAGTAAAGACTATAAGGATCTGCAAGCGCGCAAGGCGACGATGCTCAAGGATCTCAAAGGCACAAGAGAGCAGCGCGTCAAAGCTATCGAAGACTCTAAGCTAACATTCGCATCACTTGTGAAGAAATTAGCTACAGACAGTCAGTATCGAAGTGAAATAGGGATAGAGATGGAAAAAATGAGGCTCGCTACAGAAATAGAGAAAGAACGACTTTCTGATTATGTACAATACGAGGACGGTATCGTGGACCAGCCGTTCCTGACACCAGAAACACTAAAGGAAGAAGAATGAAAGCTATCATATTTGGAATAACAGGACAAGACGGAAGCTATCTCGCAGAACTCTTACTAGAGAAAGGTTATGAAGTAGTTGGCATAACCAGACGAGTGAGCGTTCCCACACTAAATAGAATTACTCACATCTTGCCCAAAATTAAGATCGTCGAAGGAGACATTACGGATGCTTTCAGTGTTAGCAATGTAATCAAAGAAGAAGCTCCTGACGAGATTTACAACCTTGCTGCGCAATCTCACGTTGGAACGAGTTTCAAACAGCCAAGCCTGACTTGGGACGTAACTGCTGGTGGAGTGTTGAATATTCTAGAGGCAATAAGATATTCGGGCAGAAAAGACGACATTAAGTTTTATCAGGCTAGTTCTAGCGAAATGTTTGGGAAAAATTTTACAGAAAAGAAAGTTTTAACAGCGGCACTAGAAAATGTTTTAGGCACTGTTACTCTTGATGAAATTCATTCGGATTCTGTTTGTGATTCTCAAAAATATCAAGACGAAGACACACCTTTCATGCCGCAGAGTCCATACGCTATAGCAAAACTAGCAGCCCATCATCTTGTGCGTAATTACCGCGACAGTTATGGGATTTTTGCTTGTAGTGGCATTTTGTTCAACCATGAAAGCGAAAGACGAGGCGAGAAGTTTGTCACCAGAAAAATTACCAAGTGGATTGGTGAGTTTATAGCTTCTGGCATGGATAAAGACTTTCCCGCACTGCGACTGGGTAATCTAGACGCAAAACGAGACTGGGGTCATGCAGAGGACTACGTGCGGGGCATGTGGGAAATGGTACAGCACGAAACGCCAAGCGACTACGTGGTGGCTACGGGAGAGACTCATTCAGTTAGAGAGTTTCTGGATATAGCTTTCAAGCACGTAGGAATTGACGATTGGGACAATCTTGTGGTAATTGACCCAGAATTTTATCGTCCAGCAGAAGTGGACTATTTATTGGGAATACCAGCAAAAGCGAAGCGTATACTGGGATGGGAGCCTGAGATTTCATTTCAACAACTGGTAGAAAGAATGGTGGATAGCGATGTCGAAGAGGCGAGACTACAACGACCCGATTTACAAAGACTTTAGGCTAAAAGTCCTAAAAAGAGACAAATATACTTGCCAAATGTGTAAAAAGAAAGGGAAGCGAGCCAGATTGAACGTTCATCACATAATGAAATGGTCTTCAGCAGCTTCTCTTAGGTATGACATTGACAACGGTATAACTTTATGTAGTTCTTGTCACAAGTCCATAACAGGAAAGGAATCCCACTATGCTTCTTATTTTTCGCAACTCATTAACAGAAAGAAATAGCTATGTTTAATAAAGAAGAAAAAAAACCCAACCCAGAGCCTGATTCGTCTCCAAAAGCTAAAAATTTTGCAGATGAAATTTTTTTAGTTAACAATGCCCCAAAGCCTAAGCCAGAGGCCGTTAAAGCCCATTCTTCAAACGATGCTAGCTTTATCATAAAAACTATAAATGAAAATCCGGGAACGCCAGCTATTTTTGAAAATTGTACAGGGTCTACTTTTAATCAAGTTTACAAAATGGTTGGTAGAATTAAACCAACTTGGGACGATCTTAATAAGGTGATAAAATACAAGCAATGACACCTAAGTACAAAGTAATAAAAGATACAAGAGAACAGGATGGATGGTTTTTCTCTCCGTATGATAAGTGTTCTGGCATGGAGGTTGGAACGCTCCATACGGGAGATTATACGCTTGAAGGCTTTGAAGATGTTGTATGTATAGAGAGAAAAGCCTCTGTATCTGAAATCGCTATGAATTTAGGCAAGAAGAAAAGCACTTTCTATAAAGAAATAGAAAGAATGAGAGATTTTCACTTTCGCTACATTCTCTTAGAGTTCTCAGCTTCTGATTTAATTGACTATCCAAACAGTTTGTTAAAAACAGAAGAAGATAAAGAATTGTATAAAAGATATAAAGATGGAGAAATAGCTCTTCCTAATTTCAAAAGATTTCAAGTTGTAAAGCAAACAAAGATAACAGGAAGATATCTATTAAAGGCACTTATGGAGATATCTATACATTATGATGTAAATGTAATGTTTTGCGATAATAAATATAATGCATTCATGATGTGTAACAGCATTTTCAAAAGGTTGAACGAATCGTTCCACAAGGAGCAGTAATGTCAAATATAAGAGATACTATCGGAGAAATACACAACTACGGAATTGATGTTAAAAATAGAGAGATTTATTTGCATTCTGTAAAAGACGGAGGAGAAGACGATCCGGGAGTAGATTATAGAATGGCTATAAATTTTGTAAAAAACATAAGACATTTAGACTCTTTAAACAATAACGAAATAAGAATAAATATGCAAAGTATTGGCGGAGGCTGGCAGGCTGGAATGTCAATATACGATGCAATACAGTCCTGCAAGTCTTACGTAACAATTGTGGCTTATGGGCAGGCAGAATCAATGAGCGGTATAATACTACAGGCGGCTGACAACAGATTAATGTCACAGCACTCACATTTCATGGCGCACTTTGGCTCTACAGACTGTAGTGGAGATTATTTAAGCGCTCAAAAATGGGCAGAGCTAGATAAACAAAATCTAGACATAATGCTAGATGTATTCGCTACAAAATGTCAAAATACTGGTGAATACTTTAAGGAAAGAAAATATAGTGTTTCAAAAACTAAGGCACATATAAAAAGAAAAATGAAAGATGGAGATTGGTATCTTACTGCAAGCGAAGCGGTACAATTTGGATTTGCTGATGGGATAAACGATGGTAAATAATCAACAAAAGCTAAAAGACGCTTGGCTAGGCATAGAAGTAGATGAAAGTTCTTTATTTAATCCTATGGATTTTATCATGGAGGGCGCAGACAAGGATCAGCTAATTGAAAGAATAGCTTGGTTAATGATGCGTCCTGAATATTTCTCTTTCGCTTCTAAGTATATATTAAATATTGATCTAGCCCCCATGCAGTCTCTACTGCTGTACGAAATGTGGAATAGAAAGTTCCCTATGCTTATAGGAACTAGAGGTATGGGCAAATCGTTTATACTGTCTGTTTACCCTCTTCTTCGTGCTTTGTTTATGCCTAGAAGAAAAATTATTGTTGTTGGCGCCGCCTTCCGTCAATCTAAAGTTTTGTTTGAATATATGGATACGATATGGAAGAACGCACCCGTTTTAAGGGATCTGTGTGGTACGAACAGCGGTCCTAGAAGAGATGTTGATAGATGCGTTATGCATATTAATCAAAGCACTATAACATGCCTTCCGCTTGGCGACGGAAGCAAGATTAGAGGTCAACGTGCCAACGATATTATTGCTGACGAGTTTGCATCCATACCTAGAGATATTTTTGAAAATGTTGTAGCAGGTTTTGCTGCTGTAGCGGCGTCCCCTATAGAAAAGGTAAAAGAAAAAGCCAAGAAAAAGAAAGCGGCAGAACTTGGTATATCTTTAGAGGCGGATGTACATGCGCCTCAAGACAAGTCAAACCAAATCATTTTATCGGGTACGGCTTATTATGATTTTAATCATTTTGCAGACTACTGGAAAAGATATAGGGCTATAGTAAATAGTGGTGGTAATATTTCTAAATTAGAACAAGTCTTTAATGGTGAAGTTCCTGCTGATTTTGACTGGAGAGAGTATTCCGTGATGAGGATACCTGTAAATAAGCTTCCTGATGGCTTCATGGACGCCGGTCAGGTGGGTAGAGCTAAGGCTACGATTCATTCGGGTATATACAATATGGAGTACGGCGCGTGCTTCACAACAGACAGCCAAGGTTTCTTCAAGAGGAGTCTTATAGAGTCTTGCTGCACTTCTCCTACTAAGCCTATAAGCTTTCCTTCTGGAGAGGTTTCTTTTGAAACAATGTTAAAGGGTAATCCTAAAAAGAAGTATGTATTTGGCGTTGACCCCGCCTCTGAGGTTGATAATTTTAGTATTGTTGTAATGGAAATAAATGAAGACCATAGAAGAATTGTTCACTGCTGGACCACAAACAGAAAACAACATAAAGACAAGCTTAAATCTAAAATAGTAGATGAAGACGACTTTTACTCGTATTGCGCTAAAAAGATACGAGACCTGATGAAAGTGTTTCCTTGCGCCGAAATAGCTCTGGATGCCCAAGGTGGCGGTATAGCTGTTATGGAGGCTTTACAGGATAGAGATAAGATAAGGGATGGTGAGGTTGCTATATATCCAACTATAGAAGACAAAGAAAAAGACACAGACCATAAAGCCGGTTTACATATACTAAAGCTTTGCCAGTTCGCTAAGGCTGACTGGTTGGCAGAAGCGAATCATGGTCTTAGGAAGGATTTTGAAGATAGAATTGTTTTGTTTCCATTTTTTGATTCAGTTAGTATAGGTCTTTCTATCGAGGACGACAAAATCGCAAACAGAAAGTATGACACCCTAGAAGATTGCGTGATGGAAATAGAAGAGCTTAAAGATGAGCTATCTATGATCGTGATGACACAAACATCAACAGGAAGAGAGAGGTGGGATACACCTGAAGTAAAAGTTGCAGCAGGAAAGAAGAATAGGCTACGAAAAGACAGATACTCTTCTTTAATTATGGCTAATATGTCCGCTAGAATGCTTTCAATAGAAAAAGACGTTGTAGAATACGGGGCTATTGGGGGTTTTGCTCAACAGGACAATTCTGCTAAGTACGATAATGAAAAAATGTACTATGGCCCCGCTTGGTTTTCCGATAAAGTCCAAGATATTTATTAATTTGTGTATATATTACTGTCAATCATATTAACAATACTATTACACGGAGATCAATACCAATGTCAAAAATTGACAATGCTGAAGACTCACCTCTTTATCTTACTTGGGATAATGCTAGCGATATGCAAAACGCTTACGCTCAAACTAACGATAATGTTGAGGCTTACGATGGTATTCAAAAATCTTCTGCCTACAGTAGAAAAACAAGTTTTGTAGATATAGAACCAAGCCGCTCCGTTAGAACTTCTTTTCTTCGCTCTGATTACGATGCATTCAGACCGGGAGAATCTGTTTCTAATCGTCAAAAGCGTATAATTAAACAATGTATGCAGGCTTACGATAAGGTCGGTATTATTAGGAATGTTATTGACCTCATGAGCGACTTTGCTTCTCAGGGGCTTGTTTTAGTTCATCCCAACAAAACTATTGAAAAGTTCTATAGAAAGTGGTGGCAAGAGATTGGTGGCGTAGATAGGTCTGAAAGATTTTTAAACTATCTATATAGATGTGGTAATGTTGTTAGCAGAAGGCACACGGCAAAAATAAATAAACAACAAGAAAGAAACCTAAGAAATTCACTAGCGGCGGATATGAAGATAGATCCTTTAAAAGTCACAAAAAGAGAAATACCTTGGTCTTATGACTTTTTAAATCCGTTAGCAGTAGATATTAAAAATACAGGATCTGCTATGGTTGGTAAGCCTGAATTTGTATTAAATCTTTCAAAAAATAGTTACGAGGCTTTAGTTAAAACTGACAATACTCCAAATACAATATTTAAAACATTACCACTAGATATCCAAAAAAGGCTGCAAAGCGGAGAAAGGAAAATTCCCCTAGATCCCGATAATGTTCAGATGCATTATTACAAAAAGGATGATTGGCTACTTTGGGCAAACCCAATGATTTACGCTATTCTTGACGATATTATAATGTTAGAAAAGATGAAGCTTGCAGATATTGCCGCATTAGATGGAGCTATATCAAACGTTAGGCTGTGGACAGTTGGTGATTTAGATCACAAGATTATACCCACAAAAGCCGCTATAAATAAGCTTAGAGACATTCTTGCTAGTAATGTTGGTGGCGGTACTATGGATTTGGTCTGGGGGCCAGAGCTTAAATTTACAGAAAGTCAATCTCAAGTTTATAGATTCTTAGGCGCCGAAAAATACCAGCCTGTTCTGACAAGCGTTTATGCTGGTTTGGGTATTCCACCGACTTTGACTGGAGCTAGCAGTAGTGGTGGATACACTAACAATTATGTATCTTTAAAAACTTTGATAGAAAGACTAGAATATGGAAGAGAAGTTCTTTCTAGGTTCTGGAGGCACGAAATTAAACTTGTTCAGAAGGCTATGGGTTTCCGTTTTCCTGCGGAAATACATTTTGATTCTATTGTTCTTTCTGACGAAGCAGCTCAGAAAAAACTGCTTATGGATCTTGCTGATAGAGATATTATATCACAGGAAACGCTTCTTGAAAGATTTAGAGAAATACCTAGTATCGAAAGGGTTAGAGTTAGAAGAGAGGAAAGGGAAAGGACTAATGATGCAACCGCTCCCAAAAAGGCTAGTCCATACCATAACCCTCAGCACAAAAACGATATGGCTAAAATTGCTATGACAAAAGATGTACTGGATAATGATGAATATCTTGAAAGCTTAGGACTTCCTCCCACTTCTATTGAAGAGCCTATAAAAGAAGATGTAAAAAAACTTCCTATAGACAACAAAAACACTGACCCTGTTAATGAAAATGGCAGGCCAAAATTTTCCAAAGATACCCAAAAAAGAAAAGAGAAAAGGGTACTACCAAGAAGTTCTGATGCTACAGCCAAGACGTTATGGGCGATGGAGGCTCAGGCAAAGATATCTGAAATAGTCTCTCCGGTAGCTTTGGCGCATTTTGATAAAAAGAACGTTAGAAGTCTAAACAAGGCTGAAGTTGACCAGTTAGAGCATCTAAAACTTTGTATATTGACTGGAATGCAGCCATTTATGGAGATTGATGAAGCTGTAGTTAAACAGCTAATAGACAATAAAAGCAAGCCGTCTCAAGCATTTTATGATTTGTCACAGGCCAAGAAGCAAGACTTTGTAAAGAGCAACAAAAGAGATCCCAATACTTCTGAGATGAGATTTATATATTCTGCTACATTTGGTGAAATGTCCAATTTTTAGCAATAAATTCTATTATTGAAAAAATTTGTGTATAAGTTTTTGGAGGTATTTTATGGAAATTTACAAAGCAGAAATACAAGATGGTCTAGGCGACCTTTTATCATCTACAAATAGCGTAGCTTATTGTGGTGTTGCTAAGTGTTTTAGCCCATCTACAGAGCAGCAAGAATCTATGAAACTCATAGCTTCTGAAGCTTCTGATAATAAAGATCAAATAGATTTGTTTTATTTAGAGTCTGTATTAGTTAGTACTGGCTGGAATAAAAATGATGATGTATTTGACCCAAAAGAAACATTTGCAGCCAGAACAACCCCAGAAGACAAGCCTTTCAATTTCATGCATGATGAAAAAGATATTATAGGTCATATAACTGGAAATCGTGTTGTTGACTTTCAAGGCACTGCAATAGCTGAAGAAACAGAAAATCCTCCTACAGAATTTAATATATTGACTACCGCTGTTATTTACAAAGAGTGGAGCGACGTAGATCAAAGACAAAGAATACAAAAAATACTAGCAGAAATCGAAGAAGGCAAATGGTTCGTTTCTATGGAATGTCTATTTCCCAATTTTGATTACGCTTTAGTAGATAAGGAAGGCGGTACTAGGGTTGTACCCAGAGAAGAAAGCTCTGCCTTTCTTACTAAGCACCTAAGATCTTATGGTGGAAGTGGAAAATACGAAGACTACAGAGTTGGCAGACTTCTGAGAAACTTATCGTTCTCTGGTAAAGGCTTAGTTTCAAAACCTGCTAATCCTCGTAGTGTAATATTGGAAGGAAATAGATTTTTTGATGAATCTGAGGCACAAATTTTAACTATATCTTCAACTAAGGAGAACGATATGTCAGAACTAGATAAGCAAATTGACGATTTGCGCTCTGAGTTAGCAGAAGCTAAAGCTGCTAATGAAGTTCTAAAAGAGAAAGTAGTCGCAGAGCAACAAGCAGAATTTGAGTCAAAGATTCAAGCGCTTGAAGCTACTATTGCAGAACAGGCTGAAGCCTTGGAAGCAAAAGAAGCTGTTGTTGCAGAGCAAGCTGAAGCTATCGCAAAAGCTGCTGACGACATGAAAGAGAAAATGGAAAAACTTCGCGAAATGCAAAAGAAAGAAGCCTTGATGAAGCGTAAAGCGGAACTTGAGGAAGCTGGTCTTGACGCAGAAGAAGCTTCGGCTACTGTGGCCGACTTTGAAGATGCTGATGATGACACCTTTGCTAAGGTTGTTGCTTTGATGAAAAAGAAAGCCGTCAAGCATGACGAAAAAGAAAAAGAAGAAGAAAAGGCCATGAAGATGAAAGAAAAGGCCGTCAAAGAGAAAGAAGCAAAAGCAGAAGAGGAACTTGATTCCGCTGAAGCTGGCGAAGAAGCTCTTGAGCAAGTAGAACCGGTAGAGGAAGTTGCTATCGCGGAACTAGACGAACAAGAAGATCCAGCGGAATCTCTTCGCAGCGTAGCGAGCGAGTGGCTTGGTTCTGTTTTACAAACTGTGCCTAAACAAAATAAGTAATTTTTATTAAAGGAGATTCATAATGGCTCTTAAAACTGACAGAAGTACGCTTCAAACTGACATTTCATTCTTCATGAATGAAGCTGCCACCCGTGGCGGTGTTGTGTCTCTTAGCACCGGAGGCTCTGGTGCCGCAATGGATCAAGGCGCCGCTTTGGTCACATATGCTGCTCAACCATCTGGTAAAGTTGCAGTTGGTCTCTTGCTTGGTGATATGGTTAACATTGATCTTACTCGCCAGCACTTGAACCAGTATAAAGACGAAGTTCAAAAGGGTGGAAAAGTTGCACTTCTCCAAAAGGGTTACGTTGTAACTAACAATTTGGAAGGAACGGCTCCAAGTGCAGGAGATCCTGCTTTCTTGGCTCATAGTGGCAATATCGCTGCCTCGGATACAATCAGTGATGATACCGACTCAAATGGTCATGGTAGAATCGTTGGTAGATTCTTGGGTGGTGTTGACGAAGATGGATACGCTAAAGTTTACATCGACCTTCCAAACACTAACAAGTAATAATTAACCATAGGAGAATATAATATGTCTATTAAACAAAGACCATCAGACGAGTTTATCAGTCTTTTAAAAAGATCTGGTAGCTCAGATAAGGCTGTTGCTGTCGAAGCGCAGCGCGAAATCGCTAAAGCTCTTGAGACACCTCTCAGAGAGGGCGTTCTTTTTGGCGATGTTGTTACTTCGATCTACGAAACCATGCCTCTTGAGCCGGGAGCAAGTCCAGAATTTCCACTGGATCTCTTGGCCCCCGGAACTGAAGGTGAGCATATCGCTTACACAAACCCCGGAAACGGAAGAATTCCTGAGCGTCACGTAGAAAGTGATTACGTCATGATTAACACTTATGGCATTTCGAGTTCTATTGACTTCCTGCTTAAATACGCTAGAGAAGCAAACTGGAATGTTGTTGGTCGTGCCATGCAGGTGCTTGAAGCTTCGTTTGTGAAGAAGATTAATGACGACGGTTGGCATACGCTTTTGGCTTCTGCTGTAGACCGTAACATCTTGGTTTTCGATGCAGACGCTGCTGCTGGTCAATTCACCAAGCGGCTTGTTAGTTTGATGAAAACTGTCATGCGTCGTAACGGTGGTGGTAACAGTGTCACTGCTCCGGGTCGCTTGAGCGATCTTTATCTTTCTCCAGAGGCTATCGAAGATATCCGTAACTGGGGTGTTGATCAGCTTGACGAAGTTAGCCGTAGAGAAATCTATGTTGCTAACGATGATGGTCCTGCTCTCACTAGAGTGTTTGGTGTAAATCTTCACGATGTGTTTGAGTTCGGTGATGGTCAAGAGTACCAGAAGTACTTTACTAGTGATCTTGGCGGCTCGCTTGCTAGTTCCGATGTTGAGCTTGTTATCGGCTTGGACCAAGCTGCTAACGATAGCTTTGTGATGCCTGTTAAGAAAACTGTAGAAATCTATGAAGACGAAGCTCTTCACAGATTCCAGCGTCAGGGTTACTATGGTTGGGCTGAAATCGGATTCGGCGTACTTGATAACCGTAGAGTCCTTGCTGGCTCCTTCTAATAGAAGTGCAGATTTAAGTAAAAAGAAAAGTCGCTCAATTTTGGGCGGCTTTTTTTTGTTATATACAATGTTTTGTGTATATAATTATGGAGGTTGTTATGTTTGGTTTTAGTGCTTTTTCGGAAACGGCAGTAGCAGATGATGGTTTTGTAAGAACAGAACCGTTTGGTGGCGGAATTGTAGTTTTACATTTTAATAAAAGTGTCTTAAAGTTTCCTTTGGTAATAAATAAGCAAGTAGACCATTCTCTAAATATAAACAAACAGCAGCACCACAGTCTAAATATAAATAAAATAATAAGTTTTGATGTAAGGAGATAGGCATGGCGGTTTTTTCGGTCAATATTTCGGATGAAGATGTTGGAAGAGTTATTACTGCTGTATGTGGTAACTATGGATATCAATCGCAAATTGAAAACCCAAACTTCGATCCGTCTTCGGCGCCCGATGCGCAAACAAATCCTGAAACCGTACCTAATCCTGAATCCGAATCTCAATTCGCAAACAGAAAAACAAGAGATTTTTTAATGGAAAATACTGTTGCTTACGAGCTTAGAATAGAAAGAGAAAACGTCCCCAAACCAACACCTCCAAATATAACAGACCCTAACTAAGAACATTAACATTTTTATATCGGAGGTATGTCTTCATGGCATTAAAAATAGGCGATAGAGTTAGGGAAAATACATCTAGTACTGGTGTTGGTGGTTTATCTTTAACAGGCGCTCCTGCTGGATTTCAAACATTTAGCTCGGTTTTGGCTAGTGGAGATACGACTTATTACTCTTTAGAAGAAAATGATAAATTTGAAGTTGGTATAGGTACTTACGGATCAAACAACTTAGAAAGAACAACTGTATTATCTAGCTCTAATTCTGGCAATAAGATAAGTCTTGGTGGAAGTGGTGTTGTATTTATTACATACCCCGCTGCAAAAGCTATTTTTAATAGCGAGACAGACCAATTGGTTCTCCCTGTTTCTGGTCTGCTTTTCAACAACGGTACTGCGATAAAAGATGCTAAATTAGTAGAGCTTTCAGATGTTAGTCTTAGCGGTACTCCTGTTCAAAATAGTGTATTTGATTTAAATATTACTAATAAATCTTTGTCAATTGGAGATCTAACCGGCCCTACGAATAGTAACAATATACTTATAGGCTATGGGGCGGGCAGCGGTATAACCACTGGTAGTGACAGCGTTATTATAGGTGCTGAATCTTCCACGATAAATAAAACAGGCCAACATAATGTTCATATCGGTACAAAAGCTGGTCCAGTAACTTCTGATTCCGCTAGCTCGGTTTATAATAGTGTAGCAGTAGGATACTCTGCTGGAAACAAAATGAGACATGAGTCTATCGCTATAGGATATCAATCTGCTGAGAATGCATATGAGATAGGTTTTATCGGTATAGGCTATCAAGTTGGAAATGGTCTTGGTAGTTACAGTACAGCAATAGGTTATCAGGCTGCTAATTCTTTAGGCGAAGATTACGCCATTTCACTAGGCTATCAGGCCGGTTACAATGGGGCGGGAGAAAGTGTTATATGGATAGGTCAAGGCGCTGGACATTCTTCTACTGGCTCTACTAAGTCCATAGGTATAGGTAAAAATGCCGGTAAAAGTTCTTCCGGTACTGAATGTATTTATATAGGTGAGGGTGCTGGTACTTCCAACTCTGCTAATAATCTTGTCTTTGTGGGAAATGCTATTCCGTCTTCTAATGGCACTCTGATAAAGGGTGATATGGATTCTAAGAGGATCGCTGTCGGAGTTGCAGATGTTACCCTTGATGATACGTTTTTTGTTGGCATAAATTCTGCAAATGATGAGGGTGTTGTTGTAAAAGGGGCGGTATCTCAAGTTTCAAACCTAACAAGCTGGAAAAATAATTCCGACGCTGTTCTAGCTTCCGTAAGCAAGGATGGTGTTGTCTCCGCTCATGAAATTGTAGCCACTGGAAATGGTATACAGATAGCAAACCTTGTTCCGGCTTCTACCACTAATAGGCTTTACAATAACTCTGGCGAACTTTATTTTAATGGTTCTGCCGTTGGGGGTGGAGATGTAACTACTGATCAACTTAATTATGTTTCTGGTATCGCCGTTTACGGTTCTGGGCAAACGATAGAAAATGAAGCAAATATTACGGCTTTGCTTTCTGCTTCGGGTACAGCGACCTCGTTAATCGCTAGTTCTGGTATTGCGACTTACGCTAGTGGTCAGGCAGTTTCCAATCAGTCTAGTATTGTGACAAATGCTTCTAATATATCTACAAATACAGCTAGGGTTAGTTATGCTTCAGGTCAAGCAATATCAAATCAAAGTAATATTACAGCACTCTTATCCGCCTCTGGAACTGCTACGTCTTTAATTTCTAGCTCTGGAATAGCAACATACGCTAGCGGTCAAGCTATAGCAAATGAAGGCGGTATTGTTGCTGTTTCGGGTATTGCTGTATATGCCAGCGGTCACGTTCATGACGACTTGTATATTTCCGGTGTCGCTTCTTATGCAAGTGGTCAAGCTATATCTAATCAGTCAGAGATAATAGCTGTTAGCGGCTGGTCTGATTCTACATTTTTAAAAATTGATGACGACACCTATGTTTCTGGTATAGCCGCTTATGGTTCTGGGCAGGCGATATCCAACCAGTCTAATATTACAACAAATGCGTCAAACATATCTACCAATACTGGCAATATTTCTTCTAACACTGCTAAGGTTAACTACGCTTCTGGTCAGGCAATAGAAAATGAAAGCGATATTGCTGCGCTTCTTTCTGCCTCTGGTACGGCAACTTCCTTGGTTGCTAGCTCTGGAATAGCCAATTATGCTAGCGGTCAAGCTGTTTCCAATCAAGCGTCCATATCTACGAACGCTAGTAATATAACATATGTTTCTGGGGTAGCGACTAATAAATTTGTTGTTACTGCTGCGGATTCTAGCAACTATACAATTGATGGTATGGGTCTTAATAGTGCTACAGATCCAGTAATATATTTACATAAAGGTCATACTTATTACTTTGATAAACAGACTGCTTCACACCCCTTTAGGGTTTCTACATCAAATGGTGGCGCGGCTTATCAAGATGCAGACGGTAATAATATAGAAATCAGTGGTCAGGGTACTTTAAAGTTTGAAGTTCCTCAAAACGCTCCAGATAAACTATATTATTATTGCACTTCTCATGCGGCTATGAATGGGGTTATCTATACTACAAATAATGTAGATGAAATAATTCATGTTTCTGGCATAGCAGCCTATGCTAGTGGGCAAGCTATAACAAATCAGTCTAATATAACGGCATTAAATACGGCTTCCGGTATAGCTACATCATTACTTGCTGTTTCGGGTACTGCTACTTCTTTAGTCTCAACTTCTGGTATAGCCTCATATGCCTCTGGTCAGGCTGTATCCAATCAGTCAAGCATAACTTCGCTTTTAACAGCTTCTGGCACGGCCACTTCTTTGATTGCAAGCTCTGGAATAGCTAGCTACGCAAGTGGTCAAGCCATAGCAAACGAAAGCGATATAGTTGCTGTTTCTGGTATAGCGGCCTACGCTTCTGGAACTTCCGGTGCTGGTGGTTCTATAACAGTTAAAGAAGCTGATGGATCTCCTAATGTCAGCAATGTCACTACTATTGTTGTCAGTAATGGCACCTTAACAGATAATGGCGGAGGTCAAGTAACCGTAACTACTGGCGGGGGTGGTGGTGGAGGAGATGTTACCACTGGTCAGCTAAACTACGTTTCTGGAATTGCGGTTTACGGATCTGGTCAGGCTATATTAAATCAAAGTAATATCACAGCACTAAATACTGCATCTGGTATAGCCACATCATTACTAGCAGTTTCCGGTACGGCTACATCGCTCGTCGCTACTTCCGGTATAGCTACATATGCGTCTGGCAATACCGCGAATATTTCCTTTGGATCAAATGCAGAAGGCGACTTACTGTATCATAACGGCACAAGTTTCATAAGGTTGCCAAAAGGCGCCAATGACTACATCTTAAAAATGGATGGTAATGTTCCAAACTGGGAAGCAGATACTGGAGGATCTAGCTTATCCGCCGGTAGCGGAATACTTGTAGATGGGGCTAGTAAGATAAATGTTTATGGAGGTTCTGGAAACTTTCAAGAACTTCAAGTAACTTCTGATAATGTTTTCGTGCCTAAAATTATATTCACTGGTTCTGGTGCTGTAGACACTCCAATAACTTTGGAAACAAGATCTAGTTACGAAAGTGTTAGCGGGTCTGGTAGCGCATTATTGTTCCAAGGAACCCAAGGTCAGTTATTTAGCATTACAGACAATTTGTCTAGCGGTGTAATATTTAGTGTTGCTGATATTGCTGGACTTCCTTTAATTGAAGCAGACGCAAGTGGCGATGTTAAGCTTGGCGAATTTGGAAGATATGTGGGTGTTGGTAGTGGGGTTCCTCAATACGGTTTAGATATTTCTGCTTCCGGTAGAATACAGAAAGGTGTTGTTCTTTCTAGCTATGTTCCTGCGGTAACTACTAATACTCTTTACAATGAGGGTGGAACGCTAAAGTTTAATGGTTCTTCCATTGGTGGGGGCGGTGTAGACACCTATACCTCTGGTGTGGCGACTTACGCTAGTGGTCAGGCTATATCTAATCAGTCAAGTATTACTGCTCTAAATACAGCATCAGGCATTGCCACTTCGTTATTATCCGTTTCTGGTACTGCCACTTCGTTAATCGCTAGCTCTGGAATCGCTACTTACGCTTCTGGTCAGGCTATCGCCAATGAAAGCGATATACTTGCTACTTCTGGAATTGCTGCTTATGCTTCTGGTTTAAATAATTATTTGTTAAATCCAAGTGGCGTGGGCGGTATTAGTATTACTTCTGATGTAGATTTTGTTATATTTAGTGGAGACGCGACACTAGCTAGAAGTTCTGAATTAAATTACGTTTCTGGTGTTGCGACTTACGCATCTGGAAATACTATAGCTACACAAGCTATCGCGAACTACGCATCTGGTCAGGCAATTGAAAATGAAGGACTTGTGACTTACGCCTCTGGAAATACGGCTAATATAAGTTTTGGTTCAAACGCAGAAGGTGATTTGCTTTACCATAATGGTACAAGTTTTATCAGGCTACCAAAAGGAACTGATGACTACATACTCAAAATGAACGGCAATGTTCCAAACTGGGAGGCGGACACTGGAGGATCTAGCTTGTCTGCTGGTAGCGGTGTTTTTGTAGATGGTGCTAGTAAAATTAATATCCATAGCGGTACTGGCAATTTCCAAGAGGTCCAACTTACTTCTACGAATACATTTACTCCTAAGATGATATTTACTGGTTCAGGTATACAGGATACTCCAGTAACTCTTAAAGTTCTATCTAGTCATGCATCTGTTAATACTTCTGGCACTGCTCTTTCTTTTGAAGGCACACAAGGTCAGTTGTTTGGT